TAGCAATGATGGGTCTTCAGCTAGCAAACGACGGATTCAGCCTAGACGGATTCGCCGCTCAGCCTGGTTTCAACTGGCGTCTAGTTGGTATGCGTGACACTACTGGTGCACCTATTTACACTGGTCTTGTTGGTGACAACCGTCAGGGTCTTTACGGTGTTCCTTTTGTTGAGCAGCGTAACGGCGCATGGAACAACAACGTATCTCTAATTGGTGGAGACTGGTCAAAGGCAATCATGGGTGTTCGTCAGGACATGACCTTTACCATGCACACTGATGCAATTATCTCTGACGACTCTGGTAACGTTGTATTCAACGCAATGCAGCAGGACTCAAAGATTATGCGTGTTGTTGGACGTTTCGGATTTGCAGTTGCGAACCCTGTAACCAACCTGAACTCTACTGCCTCAAGCCGTAGCCCGTTCTCACTGCTAACTACTAACAACACTGTTGGTAGCTAATCAATAAACCAGACGAACGGAGATAATTCATGGCTACTTATAACGAGGATGCCGTTCGCGTTGGTGTTACTGGTACTGTTTATGTTGCTCCAAAGGGAACTACCCTACCGACTGATGTAACCACTTCTCTGAATGCTGCATTCAAGAGTGTAGGGTTTATCTCTGAGGATGCACTTACCGAGTCACTTAAGATTACGACTGAACGTCTTAAGGCTTGGCAGAGACCTGTTGGTATTCGTTCTCTAACTACTGATGTGGAGTGGACTTTCCAGTTCGCAATGCTAGAAACTTCACCTCTAGTTCTAGACCTGTACTATGGTGGTGCTGATACTTCCGTAGCTTCAGGTGTGGCAACTACTGATATTCTAGCGTGGCCACAGACTATTCAGAGAGCAATGGTTATCGAAATCGAAGATGGCTCTGTCATCACTCGTTATGCGATTCCTGTTGCTGAAATTGGAGACCGTGACGACGTAACCCATAGCAACGCAGATGGAACTATGTGGGGAGTGACCGTTAACGTACTGGGATCTTCTATCGATCAGATGGGATTCCGTATTACTAACGATCCAGAATTCATTGCCCTAAACTCATAACAAGAGAACCCCCTGCCGAAAGGCAGGGGGCTTTTTCTGTATCAGGAACCATATACAGACTTAAAGTCTCCCTTGATCTCGTGATACCTTGGATGATTGACGCCGATTACGGTACCGTACTTTAGGTACATCTCTTCGTCGATTTCTCCGTGAGCATACGGTTCAGTAATGTGCGGAGCATCCCAGAAAACGCCATCAGCATCAATATCGTACTGATCATCGAGATATCCACCATTCTTGTCCGCAAGTTCAATTTCAACACTATGAACATCGTTCTTGATAGTAATCATATTACCGACCCACATCCAGTCACCACGATTGCTATGGATTCCATCCACGGTAATATGATCCATAGAAATGATATTTGTACCGTCAGGGCCATCAACACGAGTCACGTCATCCATGACTCGACTATACCACTTCCAACCATGAACCGCAAGGATCAGTTTAATGCCTACGATTGTAGCCTACGTTCACGCTTACGTCCCTACTCACAATGCAGGTGCAGAAACTACTCTGCACGATATTCTAAGCCATCTTGTTGAACATGGATGGGAAGCCAACGTAGTTTTAAAGCCAGGAAGACTCGACTTCAATACCATGAGAGTTGTTGAAGAGATTGCTCCTTATGTTATTGATGGAGTCAACGTTTTTCCTTCAGTAGATAAAAGAACTCTTCTTCATTACCTACCTAAAGCAGATGTAACTATTTCTCACCTTGAATGTGCTGAAAGAACTCATCTACTTTCTAATGCTTACAAGATTCCTACGATTCATCTGGTTCACAATACTCATCCATTAACCGTTGGCTGGATGCAGAATGCAGATGCGCTGATTATCAATACCGAATGGATTGCTAATGAAGAAGGTTTCAGAGATTTTACCAAACCGAAGATGGTCCTTAATCCTCCTGTCGATCCCGGAAAGTACAAGACAACTAGAGGAAAATCTATTACACTTGTCAACCTCTGGGCAGACAAGGGAGCAGCAGTCTTCTACGAACTCGCAAGACGATTCCCAAACCAGCAGTTCTTAGGAGTTAAGGGTGGCTATGGAGAACAGGTTGTTCAGGATTTACCAAACGTCACTATTCTTGAACACAGTTCAGATATGAACAAAGTATATTCTGAAACCAAGGTTATCCTCATGCCTTCTAAGTACGAAAGTTTTGGTCGTGTTGGGGTTGAGGCTCTTGCCTCTGGAATCCCTACTATCGCCAGCCCAACGCCAGGGCTCAGAGAGTCCCTAGGAGCCTCAGGAACGTTCGTTGATAGGGAGGACTACGACGGATGGGAAACGGCCCTCAGAGACCTTCTGAAGCCTGCTAAATACGGCAAGCAGAGCAAGCTAGCTCTAGCCAGATCTAAGGAACTAGCAGACCTACGTGAAACCCAGCTTGCAACGCTAGATCAATTTATCCCAGAACTAATTAGAGTAAGGAATTTCTAATGGGACTAATTACCGTAGAAGAACTAGAAGCTTTTATGGGTAGAACCTTCACCGATACTGAAGTAAACCAGGCTGAGGCAATTATTGCTACTGTCTCTGCTGTTATTGAATCTGAGACTGGTGTTTCATTCTCTCTTACTGAAGATGAGGAAATCAGAGTTCAGGCTGATGGTTATGGGATGATTGAACTTAATGCTAAGCCTATTTCTGATGTAACTGTCTACGACGTAGGAAGCACTGACATTCTAACCTATGCTGCTTGGGATGGTCTATGCACTATCTATGGGCTTCAGCCTAACCAGGTTGTAGATGTTGTTTATTCACATGGATACTCAACCATTCCAGGAGATATCAAGGCTGTAGTTTATGGTGTAGCTTCTCGAATCATGTACAACCCATCAGGTCTTCGTCAGGAGACTGTTGGTGCAATCTCAGTTACCTATCCTGGTATTGGTGGAGAAGCTGGAACCATTAACTTCTCTACTCTAGAACAGAAGGTTCTATCTAAGTACTCTGCAACCGAAAAGAGCATGAGACTTGCTGGACAGAGAATGAGAATTGCTACCCTACCAATCCTAACTCCTTATAACGACATTCAGTAGGTGATACTATGGGCACTTCTATTATTCTAAATTCAGATATCATTCAGGTATCTAGAGCCCAGACGATTACTGATCAGTATAACCGAGTAGTCAAGGACTGGACTAATGCAACTGTAGTTGCTTCAGGAAGAGCTTCTATCCAGCATTATCTAGCTCTCGAAGAAGATATCGATAGAGAGACTACTACTGAAGGTGCACGCTTTATTACCGATGATCCTGCACTTAAGGATCAGATCCTTCCTGAAGATAGAGTAATCTATGCAGGAGAAACTTGGGAAGTAACCTCACCTGCTCAGGACTGGCGTCTGTTTGGTCGATATCACCATACCGAGATGTTTGTTAGAAGAGTGGTGGGATAGTGGCAGTCAAGTTTGAGTTTGATCCTGAGTTTGATCAGAACGTCTACAGAGCATCAAACAAGTCTAGATCTAGCCTAAGACCACTATACGACTTAGTTCGTAAGGTTACTGACGAAGTAGCTAAGAACGCCAAGAGCGAAATGCTTTCTGAGTGGATTGGAGCTAGCGCTGAGCTTAAGGGTGCTAATAAGTTCACCAAGGGTGGAGACTTCCAGACCGTAAAAGCAAGAGCATTCGCTCTAAAGTCAGCTCATGATTCAACCTTCCCGACTATGGGATTCGATGGTAGAGAAATTTACGGCAGAGTAACTATCAACCGTAAGGGCTCTCAGGCTATCGAGTTTGGTGGTGCTGACATTGTAGCAGAGATCGGTAAGGGTACTGGAAATTACCTTACTCACCCAGCATACGCATTCCTAAGAAGAGCACTAGATAAGAGTGGTGGATAATGGCTAGAGAATTTACCAAGCATCCAGATCTTCTGCCTGTAGTTCTAGACCAGCTTCAAACGACTCTAGGTCACACTGTAGCAGGAGACTTAACCGGTTGGACTGCACCTAACGTCTGGATTACCATTCAGTCTACTGGTGGAAGCATTGCACGTATCAGAACCGGTTCTGTCAGATATGACGTGAACGTTTACGCTCCGTCTAAGCCTGAGGCATTTGATATTTCTATGGATACTATTAAGGCAGTGATGGAGCTACTTAATTATACAAGTACTAATTTTGTAGTAACTGATGTGGCCTGCTCATATCCAGCAGACATTTCAGACCCTATCAACTCGAACCCAAGGTTCGTGTTTGACGTAACCGTATCGTACCGTACCAAGATTAACTAGAATAGGAAAAAGCCTGATGGCAAGAGCAGTTACTCCTGATGAAGACTACGAATTCAAGACCTTCGAGTATGATGGTCAGACTTACCGAGTAAGAAGTAAGTTCAAGATCTTCAAGTTCTTCAAGCAGCTTTCCGAGAATCCTGTTACTGCACTTGAGCTTGCAGTAGAGCCAGAAGACTTTGAAAGACTGATGGAACTAGACATCAACATCGAAGAGTTCGGACAGATTCTAGAAGCAGTTGCTAACACCCTTGGAGCTGGTAGCGCGGGAAACTAATCAACCTCGCTGACACATATGTCAAATATGGCGAGGCTCTAGAGTACGATCTTCTGCATATCTGGAATATGGATATCAATGATCCTAGAATGACTGTTCGTCGTTTACGAAACTTCGTAGAACGTCTTCCGATTTCTTCAGAGACTCTGAACGATATTGGAGAAGTCCCTAGGGCATCAAGAGCATGGAACGTAAATACCTGGATGCTAGCTAACGTAGTAGATGCATTAGGTATGGTTGACTGGCATATTATTGCTGCCAACTCACAGCGCGTTCCTGCTCCACCAAAACCTTTCCCTAGACCGGAAATTAAAAAGCAGAAACCAATTACTAAGAAACTATGGCCTGGTAAAACGATCATTGACAGAGGGAGTGTAGATGGCAAACGTTAGAGCCGGTGTTGCCTATGTTGATGTTCGACTAGGTTCTATTGAGCAGTTCAAGAATGCTCTTAAGTCTCAGATCGAAACGGTCGGTGCTGACGCAGGAAAGCAGATGGGGGAATCTCTCTCAAAGGCTGTTCCCGCTGCGAAGATTGGATCTAAGCTAGGTACCGACCTAGATCGAGAACTTTCACGTTCATTCTTCAGAGAAGCTAACAATGACTTTGGTGCTGGATTCAGAGCACTAAGTACCGGACAGTTCGGTACTGCAAAAGAACTATTCGCATCAGCCGGGAGAAACTTCTCATCAGCATTCTCCGGAGGATTCAAGAACACCGCACAAGCATTTGGAGATATCGCTAAGGATGCAGTATCTAAGGTTACCTCACGATTCGAAGACCTAAGACAGGTATCAAGTAAAATCGGTGGTTTCTTTGATAGTGCAGCATCAGCAGTAAGTAACTTCGCTTCTCGTGCAACCTCAGCAGCTAAAACCGCATGGACTGGATTTCAGACCCTTGGAAAGCATCTAGATGACTTTAGCCAGAAGGCTGGTTATCTATCCTTCCAGATTAAGAACTTCGGTCTCGTGGCAACGGCTGCATTTACTGCACCAGTATCAGCAGCTATCGGATTCGGTACTGCAATTGGTCTTAAGGTAGCCTCTCAGCTTGAGAATGCAACTGCTGCCCTTAAGTTCCTTCTACCTAAGGGATACGACCTAGAAGCGCTTATCAAGCGTCTACAGGCAATTGCACTAGCATCACCTATCTTCGATACTGCGGACCTTCTACAGTATGCACAGATCTTCCAGACCGCCGGTGTTAACATCGATGAGACTACTAGATTCCTAAAGGCATTCTCTAACATTGCCCTGGTTACTGGTGCTAACACCGATCAGGCAAAGAGATCTATTATTGCAATTACCCAGGTATTCGGTAAGGGTAAACTTCAGGCAGAAGAACTTAACCAGCAGCTTGGTGAGTCTATGCCAGCAGTTCTTAAGATTATCCGTGACTCTCTTGGTGTTACTCAGAAGCAGCTAACCCAGATGGTTAAGGAAGGTAAGATCTCTGGTGAGGATCTAATTCGTATCTTCACGAGAGTTGGAGAATCGGATAAGTTTGTTAAGGGTGCAGCAGCAGGAGCACAGACCCTTTCTGCAACTTGGCAGAACTTCCAGGAGTCAGTTCAGACTCAGCTAGGTGAGTTCTTCCTAAAGAATTCAAAGCAGATTGAGGCAGCAATTAACAAGCTATCCCCTGCAATCTCACAGCTTATTACAGCAGCAGAGCCTTTCTTCCTAGGTCTAATCAATAACTTCGGAAAGCTAGTAAACAAGTTCGTTGAACTTATGAACTGGTACCAGAAGCTGTCGCCAGGAACCAAGGATCTGATTAATAAGTTCATCGTATTCGGTGCTGTTATCGGACCTGTTGTCATTGCCGCTGGATCTCTTCTAGGAGCAATCGCGGGTATCGCTGCTGGTATTGCAGCCGTAGCAACTCCTGTTGGTGCCATTGTTGCTGGAATCGTTGCTCTTGGAGCAGCCATTGCAGTAGGAATTATTTGGCTAAAGAAGTTCCTTGCTGGAAACAGCGAAGCAGCTCAGAAGGTAAAGGCAGCTTGGAACGGATTCTATGATTCCGTAATTAGACCTATCGTAGAAGGATTCAAGA